GCGCCAGCAGCCTGATCAGCAAACCGGGCACCCTGACCCAGATCGAGCGATGCCTGTGCGGCCTTGTTCGACCACTCGTTGAACGCCTTCTCGGCCAGTTCCCCACCGTAGGTGTACTTGGTCAAACCTACCGGCAGATCGCGCTTGATCAAACTCAAACGGGCGCTGGCGTTTGCCAGATCACCCAGTTCCATGAGGCGGCGAACCTCTTGCACCTTGGCAGCGGCTTGCTCACCGAGTTCGGCCGACAGACCTTCCAGACGGGCGACTTCTTTGCCGAGGTTGGCCCGGGTAAGGGCACTCTCGCGCATCGGGCTGGTGATGGAGCGGGCGGCTTCTTTCGCAGCCTCCGTGGTGCCCCGGGCCTCGGCCGCAGTGGCACCACCTGCCAAGCGCGACAGGGCGTTGAGGGACACGTCACCTTGGGACTTCTCCAACGCAGACAGGAAGCGCGGATCGCGCTTGGTGGCGCGGTCGATCAGAGCCTGCCATGTGGGGCTGTTGATGTCAGCGGTGGCCTGCGCGGCACTCATACCCTGACCCTGCGATGCCTTGAGTGCGTTGAGCACTTCGGGCAGGTCCGGGCCAAGGGCGTTGCGGGCGATGTCGGCAGCTTTGTTCTGAGGAATTTTGCGCAGGTCTGCCAGCTTACCGACACCTTGGGCAATCAAGGGACCAGCGACTCGGCCACCGGCTTCAAAGGTTGCACCTTCAAGCACGTTGCGCACCGGCTCGACAACCTGCGCAGCACCTTGGCGCGGAGCCTTACCGCCCAGATACACATCGCCCAATTCGAGTGCTTCTTTGGCAATACCGTAGCCCAGACCAGCACCACCCACGGCACCGGTTGCAGTGCCGACTGGGCCAAGTGCTGTGCCAGCAGCCCCACCAATCAGACCACCCGCGCCAGCACCCAAAGCCTCAACAGTCGGAGCCACATAAGGACGCACTTTTTGCCACAGGTTCGATTCTTGCCGAGCGCCCGGAATGCCCTCGGGTGCAGCGGTGCGCGGGCGCAGAGACTCAGGTAGTTGCGGCGCAGCAGGTTGACTGAGCGCGGGCAACTGGGCTTGGATCATCGACTGCGCTTGCTCGGGCGTGGTGCCCTCGGGCACCTCGAACCGGCCGATGCGGCCATCGGGTAGCTGGAAGCGGGCAATAGGCATTATTCAAACCCCAAGAATCGGACACCACCTGCTGCTGGCGCAGCGGGAGCGACTGGTGCTGCACCACCGGGACGAGCAGCGCGTTTCTGGGCGTTCTCGACACCCTTGCGGATCACATCTTGCAGGTCCAGTGCTGCGCGGACAAATTCTTTTTCATCCGTCGAGGTGGACATCCGGTTGATGGCATCCGTGCCTTTTTGACCTTCTTTTTCCGTGATAGCACCGCCACCCTTGAGAGATTGGAAGGCTTCAAGGAACGAAGCACCTTTGATCTGGTCGAAGCGAGACATGAAACCCGCAGCGTCTGTGCCCGGAACAAATCGTGCGCCCGGGAGCCAAGTGGCACCCACGGCATTCTCGAAGCCGGGGTGGGGTTTGGAGCCTTCGATCAAACGACCTTTGGAATCGCGTTTGCCGACCAACTCGTCGATCAGGCGCACACCTTCCTCAGCGCGGCTGATGATTTGCGGCAACGCCTGTTGCGCAGCCACATCACCCTTGGCGATGGCCTCACCGACCGCTTTTGCGCCAGCCATGCGCTGCTGGAACGCAGGATCGGCATCCCGACGAGCGTTTTCCTCCAGCACGGCAACACGGCGACCTTCGAGGCCGATGCGCAGACCCTCGTTGCGGATGCGCTCGGCTTCCCCGGGGGCCATCGTTTTCTTTTCAGTACCGATGGTTTTGAGTTCACCGGTGAGCGGCGCAAAGGTGCGCGACACGACTTGACCACCAAGGTCCGTGGTGGACAGTTGCGGCTTGTTCAGTTCCATGAACTTCTCGGTGCCCAGTTTTGACTCATTGATTAGTCGGGCAAGGCCACCGGGAGTCTGGATCAGTTGGGCGATGCGCCCACGGGACTGGTCAGCCGTCACGCCACGAGCATCCAGCGCAGGCCCGATGATCGGGTCTTTATGGTTGGCTTCGTGCCATGCGACATACGCCTCGGCAGCACCGGGGGCATTGGGGTCCAGCGTTTCAAGAAATCCACGAGAACGCTTGAGCGCGGCGTCCAGCACCTCACCCTCGGTCTTTTGCTGGGTCAGGCGCTGAGTCTTGACTTCACCGAGTTTCTTCTCGATGTCGGGCAGCTTGGAACCAAACCCACCGGATGCCAGCGAAGTGCGCAGACGATTGATGTCCACATCGCCGGTCTGAGGGTTGTAGGCTTCAGCGTAGGCGCGGTTCAGGGCGTTGGTGGCCTCTTGCTCACGCTCGGCCTGACGCATCTGCAACTGGGCCAGCGCATTCTGCTGCTGGGCACCTTGGATTGCCATGACACGACCATACTGCGCCAGCGGGTCTTGCAGTTCGATGCCCTTGACGCCAAGAGCGATTGCGGGATTGACAGCCATGTTTACTCCTTACCCGATGTTGGCAGTGTACGGCACTGGCTGCGAAGGATACGTGGTTGTGGGCACGCCGACAGTCGGGTTGCGAAGTGCATTGAGCATGTTCTGACCCTGCGAATAGTTCAGATAAGTGCCCAAACCTTGCGTCAGTGCGTTGGCACCGCCGACATAACCCGAGGCGCGGGCAGCGGCACCACTTGTCAAGGCTTCGCCCACGTTGGAAGCCATCTGCTGACCAGCCTGACCAAGCTGCTGGGCTGTGGTTTGACCAACTCCTGCAAGAGATTGAAGCGGTTGTAGACGTGCAGCCCGCTCAGTTTGATACCTGTTGAACGCATTCATGTACTCCTGCGAGGCAAGGTCTTGACCGAACCGCTGGACGCCCTTGAGTGTGGCACCGGAGAGCAAGCCACCACGGGCCGCAGCCGACCGCTCCAACGCCTTCATGCCTTCGGACATTCGGAAGCCGTAGCCGGGGTCAGCTTGGAACTGAGCCATGCTAAACGGGGTGTAGTCAGTCAGCGGGATCAGCTTGTTGAGCGCCTGTTCACCAGCCTTGCGCCACGGTTCGGACAGTTCGACCTGCCGCTCAAACATGCGTTCTTGACCAGCGGCAGCACGATCAGCAGCCGCAGCTTGCGTACTGGCCGCTTTACTTGAAGCATTTGCTCCAATGAGTGAACTGCCGACAACGGCACCAGCAACCCAAAAAGTCATGGCTGCACCTCGATTTCTTTGTGTTTGATCTGATTACCGAGACTGTACATCGAATCGGAGTCAACCTCAACCAATTCGGCCTCGGCTTCCTCAACAGATGTCGCCTCGATGGCGTGGAATGTCATGCAAAGCGTGTCAGTGACGGCATACACCGCACGTTTTGTCCCGGGTTTGCTTTGAAACAAATGAGGCCCGGTGACCTCTTGCGCGTTGCCCTCACCGTCCGTAATTTGGACAGTGCCGGACACGATTAAGTAAAAATGTTCTTTTTTGTGAACTGCGCCAACAACCAATACCCCAGCGTGACGAAACACTTCTCGGCAGTACATCCCGCCGTGGAAGTAGTGTTTGGTCTGAGGCTCGTATTGAGGCAGCTTGGACAACTCTTGCTGCAAGGTTTCCACCTTTTGCCGCATCATTTGCGGCGGTGCAACCTCGAACCCTTTACCGTAGGTGATGGTCATATTCACTGAGTCACCTCACGACCACTGACCCGCATGTTGATGGCGCTGGCTGTCCCGGCAATCGTCGAGATGAAATCGCCGGGGTTGAGCACCTGACCCACCAGTTCGGGGAATGTGTAAACCTCGGACGGCTGAAGCGTCTTGGTCTTGGTGATCAAGTTTTGATCACCGGACGCGCCAGCAACCGTAACCAAGTTGACCGAAATCGTCGCAGCAACAGCACTGTAATTCGTGGCTGTGAATTTGTCGATGATAGTCGTCACATTGGTGGCGGTGTACTGAGTCGTCTGAGCATTCTCGACGGTTTTGGCCGGAACGATATTTTTTACGGTGACTGTCATGTCAATACTCCTTAGATTTCTTCAATGCCGACAGACCAGTTCAACGTCACTGTTGCCGTTGTAGACCAGTTGGTGTTGCTGGTGGACACAAGAGCCGGACGAACCTTGTCAGCGGCCACTGAATAGTTTGCAGCACCGATGTTCTGACCAGACGCATTGCTGAATGCACCGGTTTCACCGCCTACCGTCGAAACGGCAGATGGGGTGCGTGGGTAGGCGTACTTGTAAGTGATGCCAGCGTTGATTGTGGATGTGGTGCCCGAGGTGGCGGTCATAGCCACTGTGCCGGACTGGCGCATCATGCGCTGTGGTTTGTTGGTGTACGCGCCACCTTCAGGCAAGTGCAAATAGGTGCCACTGGGGAAATTGCTGATGTTGTCCACCACAATCGCTTCAGAGTAAGCAGTGCCACTGTCCACCTTAGTGCGAAGCACCGACCCCATTGCGTTCACATTGGCTCGTACACCGTCAATGTACATGTTGACGTTTACAGCCGAACCGGAGTTCACAACCTTCATGAAATCCGTGCCAGCAGAAGCACCTGTTGCCTTGACGTAACAGTTCTCCACGATCAGACTCAGTGTTTGATCTGTGGATGACGTGAGCGCAGCACTGTTGCCACCCACGTCCACAATTCCGCGAGAGATGGAGGACGGGTCGCCTGCTGTGTACAAATCACAATTACGCAGGAACAGATCGCCACCTTTGACCTCGGAAGCATAGATCACCATGCCGCCAAACTGTGCGTAAATCTTGCAGTTGTCGTAACCGTTGTCCATGCCGCCCCAGCCACCACCTTGATAAATGGTGCAGCCTTGGTACACGCAGTCCTGCATGTTGCCGTGCATGTCAGCCGAATAAACGCCGGAGTTGATGTCGTTGCTGATAGTCGAGCCGATCACGCGCACATTTCGATTCGGAACAGCGCAGGTGTAATCACCCCCACCAATCGTGACACCGTGACGACGAGCGTACAGATCGCCACCAATCACGCGCACTTTTTGGCTGTTGCCAATGATCAAACCATAATCATCCAATGTACCCGTGCCCTTGTTGTAGATGTTGGGTGTGACCACAGTGGCACGGTAGCAGCGATCCAATTCAATCGCCTGATAGTTCTCGTTGTACGCAGTGACGTTTTCAATCAAAGGCTTGTCACAGAATGTCAGCTTGATCAGACCGAAAATGTTTGCGCCGCCTTTGACTTTGAAGTTTCTCAAAGACACCTTCGGGCTGCTCAACTTGTAAGCCTTGACAGTCGCAGCCGTGTAGCCTGCGTACAAAGGATTGGTCAAACCGACAGTCGTTCCGCTGACGCTTCGGCATTCGCACCACTCACCCGTGTAGTAGTACGCACGAATGCTGTTCCACAACACGCTGTTATCAAACAAACAGAACACATCACCAACGGTAAGCGATGGGTTGCTCGTAAAGACCATGCTGACGTTGTTCGCGTTGGCCGAAGACACCGATTCAATTTGTGTCACCGAACCTGTAACAGTCAAACCAGTGCTGGCTGTGGTCAATCCGCTGAAATCCAATACCGTAGAGTCACCATCACCAAACATGCTTAGATGGCCGGTGGTGGACAGCACACTGCCGATTTTGTACGTACCTGCTGGAACATAAATGGCTTGACCGGTTGATGCGACTGCCGCGATTGCGGCAGCAAAAGCCGCAGCGTCCGGGGCACTTCCGTCACCCACGGCACCGAAATCTTTGACGCTGATGTAGTCTTGAAACTTCGTGCTGACGGTGCGGGCAACAGCACCAGTCAGAAAACCACTAGGTCCGGCTTGCTTGAAACCCACAAGTGCGTCACCCTTGGCGTTGTCGGACGTGTTCGCAAGATCAGCAAAAATGTCAGCAGCTACCGCACCGGCAACAATGTTGTCGTTGCTCCAAAGTTGAACACCCGCAGATGTCTTGAGGACAAATTTGTAAGACGAGTTGGAAGTCAACCAGACTTCTTCTGGGGTGCGACCAGCCGAATCCAACACGATGGGATTGGTGTTGGGGGTAACCCCGCTATTGGACGTGTAGGTCGCAAGCGGGGTCGTTGTGCCCGCGCTGTACGTGTACAGCAAGCCGCCCGACAAAGGGACACCATTGTTGTCGAAGAATTGCCAGCCTGCGCCAGCCAAAGGAGAGAGGTTTACAGACATGATGTTCCTTATACAGAGTATGTCAAGGTGAAGATGATCAACCCTGCGGCCACGGACGACACAGGGACATATTGTGTAGATACACCGCTTCCCATGCAAGTCGGCGAGGCGGTTTTCGTGTTGGCGTTTGCAAGCAGACCGACCGATGTTCGACCCGCTGTCAACGTAAACCCGTCAAAGTACGAAACTGCTCCACCGCCGCTGGCCCCCGTGCTGGGGTCAATCGTATACGGAAACCCCGCAATTTGGATGTTACCCGAGCCACCGGAAATGGCAGACCATGCGACATAGCATTCGATTGTCACCAATCGGCCCACTCGCGTGTAACGACCCCGCTGAATGCTATACGTCACGGTCGGGTTGGTGCTGGACCCTGCCAAGGTCGGTGTAAAGGTGCCTTCCTCATACCAATTTAGCAAAGTGCTGGTTTTACCTGCGGCCGTGCTGTTGGCGCTGAAGTTGACACCTTTGGCAGCGGTGCCTTGCGTGATGTTGCCTGTACTCAGGCTTACATCGCCCGCCAGAGTCGGGGTGGTAATCGTCGGTGATGTGGAAAACACCAAGTTTGTACTGGTGGTTCCCGTGGCACCCGTTGCGGTGTAACCGGTGATGTTGTTGAACGCCGTGATGCTGGCGCTGGACACGCCTGTGCCGCCATAGCCAACACCCAGCGTACCAACGTCACCAGACCCGAGCAAACTAACACCGCCAACCGTTTTAATGTTGGTGCCGCTGACCAGCGCAGCCTGCTTGTTGTTGAAAGTGTTCCAGTCAGTGCTGCTAAGGTAACCGTTTGTGCTGGTCGTGGCCTGAGTGATTGCCAGAGTACCTGCCGAGTAGGTCAGCGGTGCGCTGATTGTGGCCGCAGCCAGAGCCGTACCATTACCATACAGCAGACCACTGACGCTGGTCGTCAAAGTGATCGCAGGGGTCGTGGTGGCCGTTGCCACAGTACCTGCAAATCCATTGGCCGACACCACTGACACACTGGTGACTGTGCCACCTGTACCGGTGGCCGAGATCGAAATGCCGCCAGCCGAGTTAGAGATGCTAACGCCCGAGCCAGCGGTCAAGTTGGCAACCGTGTAGCCGGTGCCGTTACCGATCAGAAGTTGACCGTTGGTTGGCGTGGTGCTGACTCCAGTGCCGCCATACCCCACAGCAATCGCAGTGCCGTTCCACACACCTGTGGTGACGGTGTCCATCGTCACTTGCCCGGAAGTGTTGATGGCAAACCGCTTCGTCAAACTGACTGCCGAGCCACGCGCAACAGTAGTGGCCGCAGCGTTCCATACTTCAAAAGACCCGTCTGTCGAGTTGACACGAACTGCTGCTCTGGCGATTGAGCCGCTGTAACTGGACAGATACGAATCTGAAACAGACGTGGTGGGTAAAACGCCCGCGCCCAGCGTCAGGTTTCCACTGCCGTACGCTGTCCAGATGTTTGCATAGTTGGCAGCAGTACCACCCCACGAAAGGGCGCGACCTGCTGTGGCATCACCCAAATCGAGGACGTTACCCGGGGCGTTGGTGCCGATCCCAAGGAAGTTGTTGGTGTTGTCCCAGAAGAACTTGGAGTTGTTCTGACTGTATGTGCCCGATGCGCCAGCAAAAACCACCGAGCCTGCGGTGAACGCCGTTCCCGTGCCGGTTCCTCCGCGCCCCACAGCAAGCGTACCAGTCCAACCCACCGTGATCGAGGCAGCGTTGAGCAACGAAGTACTGGCGCTACCACCCAGAGTCAGTGTGACGTTGGTGTCGTCGGTCTTGGTCAGAGCAGCAGGAGAAGACCACTGAGGCGCGGTCGCGCCAGAATTCACTTTCAGATATTGACCGGCCGTGCCGATTGACAACATCGAGGTGGTGCCGGGGGCAGTTTGATATGGCACGGAGCCTGCCGCGCCACCTGCCAAATTTGTAGCCGTTCCGATGCTGACGCTGGAAGGGGTCACGTTGGTCCAGTACGTGCCGTTGTACTGGATTAAATCGTTGGTCGCCAGTGTGCCAAACTGCACGTTTGAGTCGGTGCCACCCAACTCCGAACCTGCTGTCACGCGAACCAGCAACGTACCATTGTTGGATGCGGAAATGACAGCAGCCATCTGCACTTTGACATTGGGGGCAGACGGTTTGGTTTTCGTCAACCCGCCCGTGACTGCCGGGTTGTACCAAAGAATGTCACCATCGGCGTAGGCTGATGTGTCAACACCACGGACAGTTCCGATAAATTGAACCAGTCCGAACTGATTGGTAGCCAGCGACTCGGCGGCGATGCCCATGATGTAGCTGCCATCAGTCACCCCGGTGGCAGGAGCACCTGTGGGAACACCGGACGCGCCAACTGCACCCGTGAACATCACCACTTGACCTTTGGTGATGCTGCTTGACGCCTTGATGTAGTAATAACCCGATTCGTTGACACGTCCTAGGACGTTGGCTGTCATTTGAACACCCAGTGTGGTGCCACCATCCCAAGCGAGTGTGCCCACATCTGAAGGCACACCTTCAGGCGTTGTGTCAAAAGTCACCCACGGCAAATTTGCCTGCTGAAGTTGGCTCATTGTGCCAAGTTCAGATCGGGGCAAAAGAGCCAATCCTTGCACCGTCTTCTGCAATTCTGCGATCAACTCAAGTGCGGCGTCTTGGCTCGGAGCAACACCAAATTCACTTGGAATTCGATGCAACACCTCGTCAATGGTGAGTGCGGGTGGGCCTTTTTGTAGGTCATCCAGCGACACCGAGCTACCGCCGGAAATTTGGTACAGCGACAAGAAGAACATGTACCACTCACGCGACACCGTGCCAGAGCGCGGGTCGATAAACGCGACCCGTGGCGGCGTGATTGGGACGTTCAACGGGTTAGGCATTGGTGGGACTCACGATCAATTCAGCACCCATGATGGCGATCTTCACGGGGTCGGTGCCCGACACCTCGTACACCCGGTCACGAATCTTCATGGTCATACCCAGACGCCGCCAGATGGCGCGGCGGTAGAACTCACCGATCTTGCCGATGCTGACCCAATGCTCATTGGACCATGTATGACCGCCGTCATCGCTCCAGCGCAGCATGACCTGCGGGTCGCTACCTTGACCGAGGTTCAGACCCACACCAGTCTCCAAATCGAGTTGGAGGCTGTGCTGCGCGGTGCGTTTGAGATTATTCTGACCCGTGGGCAGCGCCCGCCATGACCGCAGCCACTTCTGGATGCTGCCGTTGTCCGAAAAATCATCAAGATCGAAAGCGTAGATGTTGGCGTTTTGGTAATCACCGACCAACACTTCGCTGTTGAAAAATACTTGACAGTTGCTGCGGTGACGAGTGAATTCACCGTTGGTGAACCCGGCCCGCTCGTGCCACGCCTGAGTCGCCACATCGTAGACCCATGTGGCATTTGCGCTGGGGAAGATCAATACATAGAAGCTGTGACCGTCCTGCTGGTAGGTGTACCCGATGGCGTCCGACAAGTTGCCGTACTGCTGGATTTGCCACTCGATTGCGTGGGTCGAGATGCGCTGGCCCGTGTAACCGTTGGCCCGGTAGACGATACCCTGACCCCGAGCGTCCTGACCGAGCCAGAACAGACCGTTGTCCATCTTGGCAATCGAGTACGCCGCCACGCAGCCGAGTTCATTGAACGCGCCTTGGATGCGAGAAAGGGGGAAATCAGCGTTCCCGCTGTTGTACCAAACCTCAACCGAATTGGTGCCAAACACCCACGTTTCTCGGTGGTCCACGATGATGCCCACCACACCGTCTGGAGAGCCTTCAGCCGAAGCAAAGTCCAATGGGTCTACGCTGGTGCCATCAAGCAACGCAGTGACCCAAATTTTTTGACTGTTGGGTTCATTGAACACAAAGTAACCGTCGAGATAACCGACAGTGACAGCACCGGGAAAATCGCTGTCTGAGATTTGCTGGAACACGCCGGTGGTGGCGTTGTAGATGTAACTGGGGCCATTGCAGGCGATGAACAGTTGAGTTCCGTTGTCGGCCATGCTGACTGGGCCACTGTTTGTGACATCGCCGATTTTCGTGGCGGTCCAGTCCGATGTCAGTTTGTAGACCTCTGTGCCCGACACAACGTATGCGTAACCACCATAGGCCCACAGCCCGCGAATCGGACCACTGCCCACAGTTGTTTTCAAGTTCAAACCCGGAGCGCGGTTCAAAAACGCAGGCTCCTTGCCACCTTCGGGAATGATCTCGGGAAATAGGTTGACCATGCGGGCGTCCGCAGCCGTGACGCAGCGGGCCACGTAGGTAGAACCGAGGATCGGAGTCTTCATCAGAAGTTACCAGCGTAGATGTTGAACCGCTGCTTGTTCGCCACGATCCCGTAAGGCATGCTCATGATGTCGTTCGGGTTGTTGACACGCTTGAGGTTGCGTTTGCTGGTCATGGCAATGCGCTGCACCTGTGGCGAAGGCTCGACACCGAATTCGGGTGCAATCTCCATTGCCAAGTTGTAAGTGAAGGCTCGCATGTACCCGGGGGGGAAGTGCAACTGGGTCGCCAGCGTGGCAGGTTGCGTCAATTCTTCAACCGAGATGAAGTGCCACTCCAAATCCTGCGTAGGCTTGGGGTAGACGTACATGTCGACGTTGGGAAACGTCATGTTGACGAAGATCACCTGCGGAAAAGTTGAGGTGGCTGTTTTTACAGCGATGCCGTCATATTGGTCTTGGTTGATGAACTTGATGCCGTATGACACGCCGCTGGGGGCTTTGTAATAGGTCGCGTCATCAAAATACACAGGGCGATTTCCGACGAAATCACCAGTAGGGCCAAGAGTGCGATTGATTTGACCGGACGGCCAAGTGAACACTTGGTCTTGAGTGGAAAAAACAGACAACCGCTCGGTGTTCCACGAGTCGATCATCTGGTTCATCGCCAGAAGCGCGTCTTCACTGGTCGCCGCTGACGGTGTTTCACCCTCGGCCAAGATGCCGAGCAAGCGCAAGGCTCGGTTGATTTGATCGCCAGCGGTCGTTGCCATATCAGCTTCCTTCGGATTCGTCGCTTGCCGAAGTCAGAAAAGAAGGGACTTCGTTGGGCTGTTCGATGGGTTGTTCGGTCACTTTGCGCGACAGCTTGTTGCGAACAGGCTTGTCTGCTTTCGGTGCCACCTCGGCGGGCGTGTCAGGATTGTACTCCGTCCAACCGTTTTTGACATCCATTTCCATCTCTTGCTCATTGATGGCAACTTTGGCACCGTGAATGGGGTGTACGAGGACTACGTTCATGTGAATCTCCATGTGGAAACGGGGCCGAAGCCCCGTTTCGTTAAGTGCTCAAGAATTAAGCAACTTTGTACACAGTCCAAGCTGCATCACCTGTTTTGCGGAACAGGAATGCGGCGCTGGAAGTGACAGCGACAGCGACAGCGGCGTTGCCACCATCGGTGATGCCTGTGCCCATCGACAACGTAACGGTGCCCGAAGACGTGCCGGTGTTGACGATGTTCAACAGGAAAGTGCTACCGACTTTTGCGCTGGACACAACTGCGTCGATTTGAGCAGCGGTGGGCAGCGTGTAAGTGGCGGCAGAAGTGCTGGGGTTGGCGACCAGCAAGTTGCCGGTCACTTGAGCAGCAGTCAGAGTAGCAGTGGAAGTGGCAGTCTGCGGAGCAGCAGAGTAGCCGATGGTGATTTCGTTCAGGTTGCCGTCACCGAGTTGGTAACCGCCTGCGCCATTGGGGAGAGCCATGATGATTTCCTTTGAAAATGAGTTTCAGAAAAGGGGGCCGAAGCCCCCGGTTTCAGATCAGCCCCAGATGCGGCAAGCCATCTGCGGACGAATCGTGTTGTAGCCGTACAAAACGTCAACACGGCAAGGCATGCGGTCGTTGTTGATGTCGTACTGGCGAACCACACGCAGGCTGATGCCGTTGTGAACGGCACGGCTTGCCATGTCCACGCCTTGAGGCAGGAGCAAGTCAGCAGTGGCGAACGCGATGGCGTCACGGTGGTAGACCAAGTTCTGAGCGTAGGTGCCAGAAGCAGTGCCGATGAAGGTCACGGCTTTGCTGTTACCGGGCAGGCTCACCACGGTACACAGAGCGTTACCGGCCGAGTACATCGGAGCAACGGTGATCGAACCTTCGCCGCTGGAACCCAGAGTCACGTCAGACAGAGCGACGAACTGGAACAGCGAACCGGTGGATTCACGAGTCTGGGGGTTGGCAGCGTAGCAGTCAGCCACGGTGAACACGTCACCAGCTTTGACCGTAGCGGCGTTACCAGCGCCGGTGATGGCGATGGTGGTAGCACCCTCGGAAGTCACAGCAGCGGAGGTGGTGCCGCCAGTAGCGGTACGCGAACCCACGGTGAAGGACTTGATCGACTGGCTCATGTTCACTTCGTCATAGCCCAGAACTTGCTCACCCATCATGCCGTTCTTGAACTGGCGGGAGATCACGTCTTGGGGGTTGAAGAAGCCGGACAGACCGTTCACCAGCGCAGCGTTGGCGGCGGGGTTCACGGTGGCGTAGCGCGGCGACATGGTGGCAGCGTTTTCGTTCAGCTTTTGCTGGGCTTGCAGCAGAACCAGAGCGGTGCTGGGAGCCGAGCCGGGGGTGCCGACAGAGTTGCCCACCAGTTTGAAGGCGTTGGCAACGTCAGCGTCCACGGTGGATGCCAACTGGCTGATACGGGGTTTCAGAACACGCTCTGCGAAGTCGTCCAACTGCATGGTCAGTTCGGCAGAGGTGAAGTTGATGCCAACGTGCTTCTGCGAGGCCACAGTCAGGGTGGTGTACTGTTCGTTGTCGTCCTGTGCTTGCAGGGCGGCACCATCAGTCACCAGAGCGCGGTCGGGCAGACGGATACGCAGGGTCGAACCGATCTTCGCACCTTCAACAGCAAAGCTGTCGTCGTACTGGCGGTTCACGTTGCGGGTGATCACGAGGTTGTTCTCCAGAATTTCCAGAGATTTGCGCGTGATCATGTCAATGGTAAGAAGGCTGTTTGCCATGATTGAAATGTCCTATTTAACGGTTGCGGAGTGCCTGTGCTTTGGCGATTTGTCGTTGGCGCTCGGCCGCGATCCACTCCGATGCGCTCATGGTCTGGGTAGACCGAGGATCGGTGGTGTCAATAACACCGGGATTCACAGCGCGGGCGCTCACCGGGCGAATCGGTTCGGGCGCAGACGTTGTTTTCTTTTGGGGAGGTTCGGCACCAAGTTTAGCTTCGATCTTCCCAATTTCACGCGCTTGCAGGAGCGGCGACAGACGCGAGATGCGGTCAGCTTCTTTCGGGTTGCTGCCCAGCCAGTAGGCCAGATCAGGTCCGATGTCGGACGCCTTGATTGTTTCAGCCATCACATCGGTGACTCGAAGCTGCGGGTTGTAGGCGACTTGCTCGAAGTCGTCGTACTTGCCACGGGCTTCTTCCTCACGCTCTGCGTAGGCGTCTTCAAGTTGGGCGCGTTGCTTTTGGAGTTCGCGCTGCGCGATCAGTTCTTCAGCCTTCCTGACGGCCAGTGCTTCCGCATAGGCTTCAGGGGACTCAAACTGGTCCGCTGGCGGGACTTCCGCTGGCATCGACTGCGCGGCTTGCCTTTCGGCCAGCTTTGCTTGCTGCTCACGTTCCCACTTACGTTGCTCTCTTGCGAGGCGCTTGCCGATCATCGCATCGAGTTCAGCCTGAGTGAATTTCTTCTCCTCTGCTGTCTCACCGCCTTGATCAGCGACTTCCGGCGCATTTTGTGCCTGATCCGTGGTGGCCGTCACCTCGGGGGCTGGCGCGGAGTCAACTTCCGCTAGGTTTTGGACTTCATCAGTCATTGCATGTTCCAAAGGAACCCCGGTCTACTGGGCCGGTACAGTTTGGATTACACACGAACTTTTATTCGTATGCAATAGTGCATGATACCGTGCCGGAAATGACAACGTACAAACCTTTGTTGGCATACAACCCGTCAA